GGCAATGGTTGCAGAAGCTGCCGAAGATTTAGAAACTTCTACAAGAAGTGTATCTTCAAAGCTAAGAAAAATGGGTTTTGATGTAGAATTAGCTTCTGCATCCGCTTCAAAGTCTTTCTCAGAAGAGCAAGAAGCAACCCTACAAAACTTTGTCTCAGACAATAGTGGAGTATATACATATGCTGAAATAGCATCAAACTTTGATGGTGGAGCATTTAGTGCAAAATCAATTCAAGGAAAAATTCTTTCAATGGAATTAACAGAGCATGTCAAACCAGCTCCTAAGCCTGAGAGTGTTAGAACTTACACTCCTCAAGAAGAAGAGCAGTTTGTAACAATGGTTAACGATGGCGCTTTCGTAGAAGCTATCGCTGATTCACTTGGCAAATCTGTAAACTCTATTAGAGGAAAAGCTCTATCATTACTAAGAAGTGGCGACATCAACGCTATTCCTAAGCAAGAGCATACAAAAGGTTCAAGCAAAGCTGACGTATTAGCTGAACTTGACATTTCTGAAATGACTGTACAAGCAATTGCCGATGACATTGGCAAAACAGTAAGAGGCGTGAAAACTATGTTGACAAGGCGTGGTCTTCAGTGTGCTGATTATAATGGTGCAGCTAGAAAAGAAATAGGCTAACTAGCAATATTTAGCAGGGAGGGGCAATCCCTCCCTTTTTTTGAGAGAGATATAGATGAATATTGCCAGTGCATTACTGAAACAAGTAGTTATACAACAAGATTTAGAGACTTGGTCTCAGGTAAAAGAAATTTATTTGCCTAATGAGTACCGAGGGATTTTCAACATCTTGGAAAAGCACGTAGACAATTATCAATCTCTCCCAACTTTCGAGGAACTCACCACAGGTCAAAGAGACCAAAAAGTTCTCGAAAAATTATCCGCAATCGAATCTATCGAAGTCGAAGTAGATGCAGACATGCTACTCGATTACCTAAAGAATGAATTTACCCAAACAGAAATTTTAGATGAGTTGGATTCTTATGTGGAAAAAACTGTCACTATGGCTAGTGCAGAAGAAAATATAGAACAATTACAAGAAATAGTCCTAAATGTAAGTGATAAGGTAGATGTAACACCACCTTCAGAAAGTATGCAAACGATTACTTTATTCGAAGATGATGAACAAAGAGCAAAGTATTTACCTTTAGGACTTAATACAGAATATGACGCAAGCGTCAAATTTTCACCCAAAGACCTTGTGCTAGTGGGTGGACGACGAGGTTCAGGTAAGTCTTTGACTTCCTGTAACCTTGCTGTTAATGTATACGATTCAGGCAGAACTGCTATATATTTCACTATTGAAATGGACAGTCGTTCTATCTTACAAAGAATGTGCTCAATTAGTACAGGAATAACATTTACTAATATTCGTGATAAACTCATGAGTACAGATGAATGGAACTCTGTTGCTAGTTGGTGGGCAAATCGTTTTCAGGGTGGAGACGAACTCTTAAAAGAATATGAATCACATAGAGACTTTGATGAGTTCCATAGGAACTTAACAAAGAATCCTTTACATGAAGACAGACAACTAGATGTAATCTACGATCCAGCCCTCACTCTCTCAAAAATTCAAAGCGAACTCGATAAGAGGGTCAGTCGTTCAGACATTGGTATCGTAATCGTAGATTATCTAAACCAAGTTCGTCGCCACAATGCACCAGGCAAAAATAGCCAATATGATTGGCAGGAGCAAATTGAAATAAGTAAGAAACTAAAGTCTTATGCTCAAGAGTATGAAACTTTGGTTTTCGCTCCTTATCAGACAGATTCTAGTGGAGAGGCTAGATTTGCAAAAGGTATTCTCGATGCAGCAGATGCTGCTTATTCCCTCGAAACTTGGGAACCAGCAGACCAATGTATGACATTCAATTGTACCAAAATGAGAAACAATGAAGTTAAAGGCTTCTCAAGTCATGTTGACTGGAAATCGCTGAGGATAGGTCCCGCTTCAGCATTAACTCCAGCAGAAAAAACAAAAATGAAAGAAGATATGGGACTTGGAATAGACGGCGAAGAGGCACAAGATTTATGAGATTATTATTAGACGACACAGGTACACACAGACTATTCATGGAGAAGAATTGGATAGGAGTAAAAAACTGGATTATTGAAAGCAAAGATACACAAAGTATAAAAACTTTTAATGGTCTATGGTACAGACAAAAACAAGTAGTAAAAATATTTAGGAACTTATGATATTATACACAGAAGAACAATTACAAATAGCATATGTAAAGTATGCAAGAGAACTTTATACTCTAAGAGAAGCAGGTATTCTTATTGATATACCAGATTTAGAAGAGTTTAGACCAATGTTTGAAGAACAAATGGAGTTTGAGTATGGAAATGACTTCCTCCACTAAGGACTTTAGAAAACATGAAAAGATATGCAAGTTACTGGAGCTACCAGTTACTTGTCCACACTGCGGAGAAACACTAGATGATAGAGATAATTCAAGGAGACTGCATACAGAAACTGACGAGGCTAAAACCTAAGACAGTAAATACCTGTATTACTAGCCCTCCTTATTGGTTATTAAGAGATTATGGAACTGGCACTTGGAAAGGTGGTAAAGCTGACTGCGACCATAGAGGAGATGCTATGAGGTCTTGGCATTTAAGTTCAGGCATATCAGCTCCTAAAGAGTTCTATCAAAAAGAGTGTCCAAAATGTGGGGCAGTAAGAACAGAAGATAAACAATTAGGGTTAGAAGATACACCTGAAAAATTTATAAAAAATATGGTGAGAGTATTCACCTTTGTAAAAAATGCTCTTAGAAATGATGGAACACTTTGGCTAAACATGGGAGACACATACCAAAACAATCTACAACTAACAGGCATGCCCTGGAGATTGGCACTAGCTCTACAAGAGAGCGGTTGGTATTTACGACAAGATATAATATGGCACAAACCAAATCCTATGCCAGAAAGTGTAAAGAATAGATGTACTAAATCGCACGAGTATATATTCTTATTTAGTAAAACAAAAAAATACTATTTTGACCATGCAGGAATCATGGAAGATGCGACAAAACAAGAAGGATTAAGAGCTAAAAGATCGGTTTGGATTCAAAGTTCAGATTCAGCTCCTAGCTCAGAACATTTTGCTACCTATCCTCGGGGTCTAATAAAACCTTGTGTTATTGCAGGAAGCCCAAAAGGAGGACTAGTTTTAGACCCTTTTGCAGGCCTGGGAACCACAGGTATAGTAGCAGAAAATTTAGGTAGAGATTCAATAATGATTGAATTAAGTAAAGAATATATTAAAGAAATGAAGAAAAGGATAACAAAATACACATGATAGTAACAGATAGAAAGATACTTAGGCAAGTATCAAAAGAGTGGGTAAATGATAGTATTCATGCTAGAGAAGAGTTGGAAGATACAATATATCAACTGCAGGAAGCTATGAAAGAACACGAAGGTGTGGGCATATCTGCAATACAGATAGGAGTTCCTGAAAGAGTATTTTTAGCAGGAAGCCCACCACAGGTTTTTATAAACCCAAAAATTAAAGATAGAAGTAGCTACACTAAAGTAGGTTGGGAAGGCTGTTTAAGTTGCCCAGGAGCGCATGTAAAAGTAAGACGCGCACATAGTGTAGTAGTAGAATTTACAGATGAAAATGATGAACCTATGGTACAGAAGTTCACTGGATTTGATGCAAGAGTAATACAACACGAGTTTGACCATCTACAAGGTTTCCTAATAGTAGATAGAGGAAAGGTGTACCAAGAATGACAGTAGAAGAACTATTAGTTGAAGAAAAGATACCTTTTAAGATGTCCCCTGCTGACTTTATAGTATCATGTCTCAATCCAGAGCATGATGACTCTAATCCGAGTATGAGAATAGATAAGATTACAGGAGTATATAATTGTTTTTCTTGTGGATATAAGGGAAACATATTCAAGTTATATGATAAGCCTAGTAACTACTTGGATATAAAAAGAGAAAAATTAAAACAAACAATAGACCGTAAAAGGTCTGAATCTATAGGACTTCAAATGCCTAATTCGGCAATGCCATACATAGGCACAGAAAGAAATATAAAGTCCGAAACCTTCAAAAACTTTGAAGCATTTGTAAGTATAGATTCTCCATTTAAAGATAGGATTAATTTTCCTATAAGAGATATAACAGGAAAGATAGTAGCCTTTAATGGTAGGCTTAGAATGAATACACACATAAAAGACCAGCCTAAGTATATCT